GTAAATGAAAAAATGGAAGTTATCGACGGGCAACATCGTCTTTATTACTTGAGAAAACATAGAAAACCAGTGCGCTACATAATTGATCCAACCGCTAATTTCAAGACAGTAATTTCGATGAATACATCAGCTGTCAATTGGGCATTACAAGATTATGTGTATTCGTTTGCTTTAGAGGGAGATCCTGAATTTGTTAAATTAGCTAAATTTTTAGACGAGAACGAATTGCTTAGTGACAAGATGGTAATCGTAGCTGGTTCAGGAAGACGTGATGGTACGGCAGCACACGTAGTCAAAAAATTAAAAAAAGGCGATTATGTATTTTCAAACGAAAAACAGTTAAGAGAATTTTGTAAGTTCTACGAACGCGTTTTAAACGAAACAAAACTACCTAACAAACCATTTTTACAATCTGTTTTATGGACTTTGTACACAACATCTGTTTTTGACGAAAATAGAATGTTGACACAATTGAAAAAATCGGATTTGACGTCAGAAGATATCGAAGGATTTGCAAAGAAAAAATTGCTATTAACTTTTTTAGAGCTATACAACGGAAGATGGAGTGACGATCATCCTTCTTTAATTCAATACTTCATCAACAGAAAAGGTTCATTAACAATCCCTAGTTTGCCTAAACAGGATGAAGATAATTAAGAAAGAGAGGAAATTGCCATGCCTAAAACAGAAATTACTTATAAGCCGGTTGATGTGGACGAAAAAGCCACGCATGGTGATTACAAACATCTTTGTCAGAGGTGGGAAGGGTTGACTCCAGGGACTGCAAAAGTCTGGGCAGGTGAAATGCGAGAACATCCAGACTTCAAGCAGTTCATCGATAATCCAACTCATAAAATTGTATTTATCGATTACGAAGGATTTCGCATGTTCGTCAAATGGAAAAGTCGTAATCGCTATCGTGCGAAGAAAGAAACTTTATCAGAAATGCTTGAGAATATGAAAAAAGAAAAAATGTTAGGAGTATAAAAATGTTTGAACCACCATTAATTAATCAGCTTTTAGGAACAGGCGCAGTGATTTTGGGATTTATCAGCGCAGGGATTCTAGTTCATCAGTTAGAAAAGCAAAAAGAGGAAGAAAGACGATTGCAAGAAGAGTATGATACGCAAGTGATTAGAGCTTGTAATGAAATCCTTGAAATGGGTCGTGAGATTGAGCGTGAGGAGATTCGTAAGAATATCCGTCGGGAGTTCAAGGGCTTTACGTTTGATAATGAACCGCCTCAAGGATTGCGACCTGAGCCATTAGCCTTGCCAGAACCACGAAGCGCACGCTATGCAAAGTATTTGGGATAGATCAAAGGAGGCGCTAATGACTAGAATTGAACTTGAAAACCGTGTATGGCTTTTGGCCAACCATGAAGAAAAAAACGAATTGCTGGATCTTGGACTAACATCCAAGGCCAGATATGTGAAGCGAGTGCTGGAACTTGGAAAGGTGTATGCTCATGTTTGATTATGACAGAGATATGATGCAACCGCCTGAAGAACGAGAAGAACTTGACCCAAGCCAATACATCTATATTGGATGTGGGCAGTATCGATACGTGGGTGATGAAATATGATTCAGGAACTACTTGCAGAAATCGACAACTGGCGAGCTGATTATATGCATCTTGGAATTGAGCTCGGAGAAATCATCAACAACCAACAGGATATTATTTTGAAATTGCAAAACGAAAATAGACGCATAAAGCGTGAAAATTGGAATCTTAAGAAGACGAAAGGAAGAAAGAAATGAAAAAACGATTGTATTACAAAAAATGGAAACAAGAACTTAGAGATGAAATGAAGGCAGAAACTGACGGCGAGTATCTAACCGAGAAAATGGTTAGAAAAATGAGTATTAACGACATGTTACATTATTTTCGAAAATTAGCATTAGAAGATGCTGGATACTGTGGGACAATGTTTAATTACTAAAAGAAAGATGGGAATAAAATGAGTTACGAACTAACACAAAAACAAATTACATCACCAGTTGCAGCACGCATTGGAGAAATGCAAAACGAGGGACTAATAATTGCTTCAAATTACAGTGTCAGCAATGCACTTAGTTCAGCATATTATGCTCTAAAAAATTCCAGCAGTGGGAATTTGCTCCAGATGTGCACTCAAGATAGTATCTACAATGCACTCCTTGACATGGTAACTCAAGGGCTTAGCCCAGCAAAGACTCAGTGCTATTTTATCCCTTACGGAAATACTGTTAAGTTGACTAGGTCATATTTTGGCACTATGAAAGTTGTTAAGCAATTACCAGAAGTGAAAGATATTTATGCAGAAGTTATCTATGAGGGTGACAAATTCCAAATTAAGAACGAAAACGGTCGGAAAGTTTTTGTTAGCCATGAAACGGATTGGGTTAATGCAGACAATCCAATTGCAGGAGCTTATTGCATTATCGAAAAAGAGGATGGGGAGAAAATCCTGACTGTTATGACCAAAAAAGAAATTGACAAGTCTTGGGCACAAGCAAAAACAAAGAATGTTCAGAATAATTTTCCTCAAGAAATGGCAAAGAGAACAGTAATCAATCGTGCAGCGAAACAGTTCTTTAATACTAGTGATGATAATGATTTATTTATTGATGCTGTGAACCGTACTACAGAAAATGAGTATGATAACGAGCGCCAAATGAAAGAAGCTGAACCAGTGAGAGAAGAAGCTGAAACGTTAGACGACATTTTAAAAGCTCCTAGCAAGCCCACAGAGGGCGACAACGTGATGGACGGAGAATTTGCCGAAGAAACTAAAACACCCCCAAAAACGGCTGAAAAAACGGCAAATCCTGACGAGTTAGCTTCTACCGAATACCCAGCAGATGAAATTCCAGATTTTGATCAAGAAACGGGCGAAGTTTTGGAAGAGATAAGTTTCTTTGAGGGAAACACGACCAACATTAAGGAGTAGGCTATGGAAGAACTAACACAAGAGAACTACTACCAGGACACAAGTTACTTGACTAACTCACGGTTCAAACGCTATCAGCAATGCCAAGCCAAGGCCTTTGCTTTGGACAGTGGGCAATGGACTGAGGAGAGAGATGAAACCCCTCTTCTCCTCGGAAATTATGTTCACAGTTACTTTGAAAGTCCAGAAGCACATCAGCAGTTCATGGATGAAAATGGTGACAAGTTACTAGCTAAGACTGGAAAGAACAAAGGAAATCTAAAATCTGATTTTGTAATCGGCGATAAGATGATTGCAAGTTTAAAGGATGACGATGGATTTAATCATTTGTATCATGGTTATCCATCGGATGAAGTTCAAAAAGAATTGATTGTCTATGGCGAAATTGAAGGCGTACCAGTCAAAGGGAAGCTGGATAGCGTGAATCTAAGTCGTGGTTATTTCGTGGATTTGAAGACCATGAAGTCCATCTACGCTGAAGAATGGAGCGCAGAACTTAAAAAGAAAGTTCCTGCAGCAGTTAACAATATTCTTAACTTTGGATATCATGGCCAACTCGGTCTATATCGTGAGTTGCTGAAACAAATGACTGGGAATGATTTTAGACCATACATTGTAGCGGTCAGCAAGGAAAATGTGCCAGATCGTGACATTTTGAAAATCGATGATGAATGGCTTGAAGAAGGTTTAGACAAAATCAAGTCTGAAATTGTCGAAGTTTGGGATGTTATCCAAGGTCAGAAAGAACCTAAAAAATGTGGTCATTGCGATTATTGCAGAAGTCAGAAAAGACTGAATGCAGTAGTTAGCTTGAATGATTTGATTGAAAGTAATTATTAAGTTTGAAAAACCAACTATTTCCATTTTGGAAACAACTCAAAAACCAACAAGCCGTGCATTCTTGTAAAACTGCGAACTAGAAAACGTCAGTAAAGGTCATGTGATCTTGGACGAATGACGCAAAGAATTTCACTCACGCTTGCCTCGCTCACAAATTGGCAGGCGTGGGATTTTGGTAGGAAGTATGAACAAAAAGACATGAAAGAACGATTGATTTTAGAGATAGAACCCAAACCACAATCAAGACCAAGATTTGCGAAACGTGGGAATTTCGTTAAAGCATACGAAGAACAGGATATGAAAGTCTGGCGTGATTACTGCCAATTATTGATTGCTAATCAGTATGCTGGTAAGTCTATGCTTAAGGGTGCGCTGAAGGCACGGATTAGATTTTACATCAAACCGCCTCAGTATATTTCTAAGGTCAAGAAAAACCAGCAAGCGCTACTGGATGAAGTTATGCCAGTAGACAAGAAACCTGATATTGATAATTATGAAAAAGCACTATATGACAGCATGTCAGGGATAGTGTTTAAGGATGATGGGCAGATAGCTATGCACAATGTAGGCAAATTTTACAGTCTGAATCCTAGAATTGAAGTAGAAATTGAGGAAATAAAGGAGTTGAAAGATGAAAGTACAGCGATTGATTGAGAAGTATGAAGAGTTATATGAAAATGTATTTGATTTTGGAGCAAAATTAGCTTGTCAGCTAATTTTACAAGACTTGGAACAACTAGACGAACTAGAAACAGGTCACGCAGACGAAGCACCTCGTTATCTCAAGAACATACTAGCAAGATTACGAGAACTGCCAGACCATGATCGTGAAGTTTGGCTAAAGGCTATCATGGGTGAATTTAAGGAAGATTTCAGTCATGTGAAATGGCGTGAAGGCTACGAACAAGGAAAATTTGAGGGAGAATGGGTTGGCAATCAATTGAAGGATGCTGATAAGGTTCGACGTGAGTTGAATCAAGTAAGGGTTCCGCAGTTTGTGGCGGATTGGATTGAAAATTCAAAACAAGAAAAACGTAATCTACGTAATGCTCTCAATAACGGAAGCGAAAAAATGCGTTTGTGGCTTCTTGACCAAGAGAATTATGATCTATTCGCCCGTGCATGGCTTGACGGCTACGAGGTCGAGAAAGAGAAGCGGTATCTTGTGAAGATGAAAGGTATTGATACTAATTTTAATTTTTTAAATCGTTACAGAAACGAAAACTACTGGATATTTTCAAGCAAAGACAAAAATACTTTATATCAAACACATCACACCCGAAAAGAACTCGAAGAAGCGGACTTCGGCTGGGTGTTCGATTGTCCAGGGATTGAAGTTGAGGAGGTGGAAGGATGATTATTAAGAATTATAAATACGATCATTCAAGTGGCAGAATCTGCTACACAATTGATGTAGACGGCTATGAAGTAGCCATGGAACACACAAAGACAGAGTACGGAAGTGTACAAAGAAATGATATTGATGATTTCTTGGTTTCAGTAGAGAATTACGACTTTCAAGAAGCTGAAATGGTCGAAGAATTTGTTGATTTTCAAAGCCATCTGCTTATGTATGGAATTGATTTTGAATTGAGAAATGAGGTGGAGTGATGGCTAAAATCATGGTACCTAAATACGTTGGGGAATACATAGATGAAGCTAAAAATTGGAAGTTGTGCTTGGACGACGCTATAGAATTATTAAAACAAGGGACAGCGAGTCCAAAAACCAGGGAATGGCTCTTCAAGTATAAAAATATGGGTGCTTTCGCCCGAGCGTGGTTAGATGGATTTCAGCTACCAGGCGAAATACAATTGCCTGAAGGAGAGACAGAACTGGAGTACTACGAACGAATACTTAAAATGCTACCACTATATCCAAATCCTCTTTTGACACATGCCATGGCTTATGTTAGTACCAAAATTGACCGATTGAAAGAAGCTGAGAGACGAAAAAATGAGCTGGATATTGTTTTGGAGGTGGAGTGATGGAAGATGTGCAAAATATTTTAGAGACACAATTGATTTTAGGCAAGCAAGTTTTAGAGATTGTATTGGATTTGCTAAAAAGTGACTCAAAAGCAGGGGCAGTTTTGCCTTTAAATATAAATGGTCGGGATTTTACTATCACAGTTGAGAAGGAGGTCACAGAATGAAACGATTCATAGCTATCTGGATTTTATTGTCTGCTGGATTGAACATCTGGCAGATGGACAGGATTCGAGATTTGGAAGAGAAGAAGCCTATGGTTATCTACAAGACGGATAACGCAGGCGCTGAGATATTCGGTAAGGTCGTCGAGAAAGGACGACATGGCAAGTTGTATACAGTAACTATCAGAGATTATGGGATTTTTGTAGTTACTAGAGAGCAGTTTGAGAAAATCAGAATAGGGGACGAGGTGATGTTATGACAACAAACATGGAACTATTAGCGCATCATGTTGAGCATTGGGCGAAAGAGCGAGGGCTAGACAATCCAGACAACAGCACGGCTCAGGCATTGAAGTTATTTGAAGAAGCAGGCGAACTGGCGCAGGCGCATCTCAAGAAACGAGATGATGAGGGCAAGGATGCCGTGGGTGATATTTTGGTAGTGTTGACCATCTACTGTCAGCAGAAAGGTTGGTCTATCGCTGAGTGCTTCCAGATGGCTTGGAATGAGATTAAAGACCGCAAGGGTAAGATGGTAGACGGTAGCTTTGTGAAAGAGGAGGATTTATAAAATGAAAAAAATAGGTATTGTTTTAGGTGCTGTATTTGTAATCGTTGTATCGCCATTCGTTGTTCAGTATGGATGGAATGAAATTATCACAACGATTGTTCCAGTTGGTAAAATTACAGTCTGGCAAGCTTTAGGGATGGATGCACTACTATCTTTTATCTGGCCTGTGTTATCTAGCAAAAAAGAATCTGAAGAGGATTATTCGTATGCTGTAAGAAGTAGTATTTCAAAAATCATTACATGTGCATTTTTGATATGGTTAGCTAGTTTATTCATCTAAGGAGGATTTAGCATGATACCAAGATATAGAGCGTGGGATGTGTTAGCAGAAAAAATGATTGATGAAATACTGATGATTTCATTTGTCAGAAAAGAAATCATAGGGAAGTTTAGAGATGGCTCTACATCTGTTCCGTTAAAATTTGAAGATAAGCGAAACGGGGAAGATGTTATCCTCATGCAATCAACAGGGCTCAAAGATAAGAACGGTAAGGAAATCTTTGAGGGGGACATTGTACGAACTACTAGATTTTTGGGTAGAGCTGATGAAATTGGCGGTTTCTATGAATATGAGAAAGATTATGTAGGAGTTGTAAAGGTTCTTGAAGGGTCTTGGGTTATTGATACTGGCATTGTCGCAGTGCGTTTGTGGTCTGAAATTGATGAATCTGAAGTGCTTGGCAACATCTATGAAAATCCAGAGCTTTTGGAGGATGAATAATGAACTACGAACAAAGATTGACTGATAAACGAAGACAAAGATTCGCATTTATGTTAAGGCAAAAACGAAAAGACAATAAGATTACTTTGAAAGAATTAGGAAATAAGCTAGGCTATTCAACTGCAACAATCTCAAATTGGGAGAATTTAAAAGCCGTACCTGATATGTACAATGTTGAAGACGTAGCGACTTATTTCAATCTGCCGATAAATGTCCTTGTCGGGGAAAAATAAAAAAGCCAAGGCACTCTCTGCCTCAGCTATAATCTCAATAATATTATTATATCACAAAGGAGACAGAGAGTGAACAAGGCTAAAGAGCTATTGAAAGAATTACAAGACCTTGACATGGACATCCAAAGCCGTATAGATGAAATCAATGAGCTTGAGGCAGGTTTGCTCTCAAGTCCTAAGTGGTCAGGTGTCAAAGTCCAAGGTGGACAGACTAGAAGAGTTGATGATGTCTATACTCAGCTGGTGGTGATGAAAGAGGCTATAGAGCAGGATACTAAAGTGGTCATTAACAGAAAACTTGAATTAGGTCGAATGATCAATAAGTTAACAAATCCGAAGTATCGGACAATTTTGAGAATGGCTTACATTACTAAGATGTATGTTGATGATATTTGTGACAAAATGGAAATCAGCAGAACAACTTTCTACACTTGGCGGAATATGGCTATCTCTGAACTGAA